CTGATGGTATCCTAGCAGGTACTGATGTGTGGGACATCGTGATAGCTAACGATGACAAAGACTCAGTAGCCTACCCATATGTAGGGTTGCAGGATAAGACAGGTGGTTGTCGTAAGGGTGAGATTGTTACAGTGACTGCTGGTTCTGGAATTGGAAAGTCACAGCTAGCACGTGAGTTCGCTCACTACTTCATTAAGAATGGTGAGACACTAGGTTACATTGCACTAGAAGAGAACGTGAAGCGTACTGCACTAGGGTTGATGTCACTGGAACTTAACAAGCCACTACACTTAAGACAAACAGACGTACCACAAGAGGAGTTACGTGATGCTTTCGATGCAACTGTTGGGTCAGGCAGAGTATATCTGTATGACCATTGGGGTTCTACTGATAGCGACAATCTACTGTCAAAGATTAGGTATCTTGTTAGAGGTTGTGGGTGTGACTATATTATCCTTGACCATATTAGCATTGTTGTATCTGGTCTAGAGGGTGGTGATGAACGTAGGCTAATCGACAATACCATGACCAGACTACGTGCTCTGGTTGAGGAACTAAACTGTGGGCTAATACTTATCTCACATCTTAAACGACCATCAGGAGACAGAGGCCATGAGGATGGCGCACAAACAAGTATGTCTCAACTGAGGGGGAGTGCTGCCATTGGTCAGCTAAGTGATATGGTCATAGGTCTTGAGCGTAATCAACAGGACAGTGACAATGCTAACGTCAGTCAGGTGAGGGTGCTGAAGAATAGATGGTCTGGTGAGACAGGCTTATGTTGTTCTTTATCTTATAGTACAACCACAGGACGTATGACGGAGACATTATTTGATGACGAAGAAGAAGTAGAAATAGAATTTTAATCAGTGCGGAGACACGATATGAAAGTTGCATGGGACATTGAAGCAGACCACCTACTGGAAGAAGTATCTAAGGTATGGTGTCATGTCTTCAGAGATGTAGAGACTGATGAGGTATACACCTTTGACCTAACACAGACACAAGAGGCATTACAGTTTATTGATAACAACGTGACCCTACTCATAGGACACAACATCATAGACTATGACTTACGTGTACTGAAGAAACTATATAACTACACCTACACTGGTGAGTTGTTAGATACGTTGGTATACTCTAGGACTATCTGGCCTGACGTAAAGGAGATTGACTTCAAGCTACACAAAGCAGGTGGCATACCACAGAAGATGATTGGTAGTCACTCACTTAAAGCTTGGGGCTATAGACTAGGAGAATTAAAAGGTGATTTCAATAACGGTGTTGAGAGCTTCGCAGTATATTCCGATGACATGCTCGACTACTGCATACAGGACACGGCTGTTACTGCCAAACTGTATCATAAAATTATGGAGAAAAATTTCAGTGAACAAGCACTAGCCTTGGAAGCTGAGATACATACTCTACTAGGAGAGCAACAAGAACAGGGCTTCCCTTTTGACAAGGAGAAAGCAGTCGAGTTGTGGTACAAGCTGGCCTCACGTAGGTCAGAGATTGAGGATGAGTTAGTCAGTACCTTTGAGCCTACGATTGTAGAGCTTAAGACTAAGACCAAGACTATCCCATTCAACCCTGCATCACGACAGCAGATTGCTGACCGCTTGATGAAGAGAGGTTGGAAGCCTGAGGTATTCACTGACAGTGGTGAGCCTAAGGTAGATGATAACATCCTATCTGGTATTGATATGCCAGAGGCTGAGATGTTATGTGAATACCTGATGTTGAATAAACGCATAGGTCAGCTAGCTACAGGTAAGCAAGCATGGCTCAAGATGGAGAAGGAAGGTAAGCTACATGGTAGGGTTAATCATATGGGTGCTGTCACTTCTCGTTGCACACATTCTAATCCAAACATGGCACAAATCCCTAGTGTGGGTGCGCCATTTGGTACGGAATGTAGGTCACTCTTCATAGCACCTAAGGGTTACTCACTACTAGGTGCTGATGCAAGTGGCTTAGAACTACGTTGCCTTGCCCATTACATGGCAGCTTATGACAATGGTTCTTATGCTGACGTTGTATTGAATGGTGACATACATACTACTAATCAAGAGGCGGCTGGCCTATCATCACGTAACCAAGCCAAGACATTTATCTATGGATTTCTTTATGGTTCAGGTGATGAGAAGACAGGCAAGATAATAGGTAAGGGTGCGAAGGAAGGTAAGGCAATCAAGAAGAAGTTCTTGAAGAAACTACCAGCACTTAAGTACCTAAAGGATGCAGTAGCCAGAGCAGCAGATGACAGGGGTTGGGTCAAGGGATTGGACGGACGTATAATTCCTATCCGACACAGCCATGCGGCACTGAACACTCTACTACAGAGTGCAGGTGCTATCATCTGTAAGACATGGTACGTGTACATAGCACGTGCGTTAAAGGAAGCAAACTTGGACGCACAGATTGTAGCGTTCATCCATGACGAAGTTCAGTTAGTAGTAAAGAAGGGACAAGAAGATGAAACAGGCAGACTTATTCAACGATGTATGCGAGACACCGAAGAACACTTCAGCTTCAGATGCAGACTCGACAGTGAATACAAGTACGGAAGTAATTGGGCAGACACACACTAAGACTTGTAGAGATTGTACTGCCGAATTAACTGATGATAATTGGGCACCTTACTTCAAAGAGCATGATAACAGAACGTGTAAGTCTTGTTATAACATACGTCACAACAAGAAGAATAACGTACTGACTAACAAGATGCGTATGATTGTGGATGGTAAGTATGTATCTAGGAAGCATCCTCTATGGAAGGCAGGTAACTACAAATCATTTAATGATGCGGCCTTCTCTAGTCTAGTAAACTACGAGTCATCTACAGAGGGTGAGGTCTACATCATTGTTAATAACGCTTGGCCTGAGTGGGTGAAGATTGGCATGGCTATTGACTCTGAGGATAGACTTAAGGGTTATCAAACAGGTAGTCCAATGAGAGACTACAAGCTAGTATACTCTGTCTATACTAAGGACAGACGTAAGACAGAAGCACAGGCACACAGGTCTGCTGAAGTAATAGCAGAGCGTAGAGGTGAGTGGTTCAAGATGTCAGTAGGAGAAGCAAAGGAGTGTATCCAACATGGACTTTGATTTCTTCTTTAAGATGGTATGCACCATCAGCTTTGCTGGTGTTACCTTATGTCTCTGCATCAAGTGGATAGTAGAGTCTTACTTAGACTACCTTCAGGTTACTACAGGTATTAAGATAGCTACCCTGTCACAACTGAAGGACATGCAACAGGAAGAACAGGAGATAGACGATGACCCTACTGCTTATTGATGGAGACATCATTGCATACAAGGCGGCTACTTCAGCAGAAAATCCTATTAATTGGGGTGATGGGCTGTGGACACTACATGCTTGGGAGCCTGATGTAGACGCTAGGATAGAGGAACAGATAGGTAAGCTACTAAGAGAAGCACCAGTACAGGATTGTGTTGTTGCCCTATCTGATAAAGAGAACTACCGTAAGGAACTAGTACCATACTACAAAGCTAATCGTAGTAATGTGCGTAGACCTATGCTATTAAAGTATGCAAGGGATTACATAGCTAGTAAGTATAACACCATAATCTATAGGAGATTAGAAGCAGATGATGTCTTGGGGATATTGGGTTCTGCGAATCCAGATACTATTATTTGGTCTGAAGATAAAGACCTTCGTACTGTACCAGCAAAGCATTGGATTGATGGAGAGGTTGTTACAATCAGCGAAGAAGAAGCTGACTACAATTTCTTTAAGCAGACTCTTATTGGAGATAGCACCGACAACTACAAAGGATGCCCTGCTGTTGGCCCGAAAACTGCTGATAAGATTCTGGCAGATGGTGATGGTTGGGATGCAGTGGTTCGTGCATTTGTTAGTAAAGGCTTACCAGAAGAGGTAGCCTTAGAGAACGCTAGGCTAGCACGTATCCTACGTGACGGTGAGTATGATACAGACACAGCAGAGGTGAAGTTATGGCAGAGCAACTAAGGCATGAAGAGTACATGAAGCAGAAGCTAGCAGAGATTGAGGAAGCTAGTGTACGCATCAGTGGTAAGATAGACATGGTTAATAGTCCTGCCCACTACGCAGATAGTAACATTGAAACTATCGACTACATAGTAGATGTGCTAGGTGAGTACGAAGCTATCAGCTATTGTCAGGGTAACGTGATAAAGTACACAGGCTCACGCCTGATGAAGAAGGGTAATCCTATTCAGGATGCAAAGAAAGCCATCTGGTATCTTAACAAGATGGTAGAACTATTAGAGAAAACTAAGGGAGTAAACTGGTAATGGATGTAGTAACATTTAGAGTAGATAGGTATGATGATGAGGGTACCTACATTGGACACACTGAACAAGTGTTTGAATGTGAGGGCTTCCTGTCGGAGATGTTAGCTAACTTCAAGACATTCTTACAGGCAATGACATACAGTTATGTAACATCCGTATATGCAGTGAAGAGCGATGGTGTAGAGGTAGGTGAAGATGATTAATTTCTATGAGTATCAACAACGAGCAGTTACTACTGCTGTGTACCCTAAGGCATATAACATCACGTACCCTGCCTTAGGTCTAGCAGAAGAAGCAGGTGAGGTTTCAGGTAAGGTTGCTAAGATGATGCGTGATGGTATCAAACTAGAAGACCAGAAGTATAAGATTGAAGCTGAGATGGGTGACGTACTGTGGATGCTGGCAGCACTGGCACATGATTGTGGTACATCACTACAAGTTATTGCAGAGAAGAACTTAGAAAAACTACAGGCACGACAGCTAGCAGGTACACTACACGGTGAAGGGGACAACCGATGATAAGCAATCAACTACCTACAGACTACCAGACTTTTATTGCTACCAGTAGGTATGCACGATGGCTTGAGGATGAGAACAGACGAGAGACTTGGAGCGAGACAGTAAGTAGATACATCCAGTACATATCAAAGACTGGTCTACCAGAAGAAGAGTTAGCTGAACTAGAAGAAGCAATCCTAAACCTAGAAGTCATGCCATCTATGAGAGCATTGATGACTGCTGGACCTGCGGCTGACCGTGACAACACCTGTATATATAACTGCTCATACCTACCAGTGGATAACATTAGAGCCTTTGATGAGGCTATGTTTATTCTACTGTGTGGTACAGGGGTGGGCTTCAGTGTTGAACGACAGGCTATCACTAACCTACCTGTAGTACCAGAACACTTTGATACTACCTCTGAACTAATAGCAGTTAAGGATAGTAAGGAAGGTTGGGCTGTAGCATTACGAGCTTTGATTACCCAACTGTATGCTGGCATCATACCTCAGTGGGACTTGTCAGGTATCCGTCCAGCAGGTGCAAGGCTCAAGACCTTTGGTGGTAGAGCATCAGGACCAGAGCCATTGAATGACCTATTCAAATTTGTGGTAGAAAAATTTAAGACTGCAACAGGACGCAAGCTTACTAGCATTGAGTGTCACGACATCATGTGTAAGATTGGTGAGGTTGTAGTAGTAGGTGGTGTACGTAGGTCAGCTATGATTAGCTTATCTAACCTGAGTGATGGACGCATGGCACATGCTAAGTCAGGTAATTGGTGGGACAACGAGGGTCAACGTGCGTTGGCTAATAACTCTGTTGCCTACACAGACAAGCCAGACATGGAAGGGTTCATGCGTGAGTGGTTGTCACTTGTAGAATCTAAGTCAGGTGAACGTGGTATCTTCTCACGTACAGCAGCAGACAAACATGTAGAGAAGAACGGACGTAGAGAGACAGGACATGAGTGGGGTACTAACCCATGCTCAGAGATTATCCTACGTCCATACCAGTTCTGTAATCTAACTGAGGTTGTAGTACGAGAGAGTGATGACCTCAAGAGTCTTAAGCGTAAGGTACGTATGGCTACCATCCTTGGTACAGCACAGTCTACCTTTACTAAGATGCCTTACTTGCGTAAGATATGGCAGAAGAATACAGAGGAAGAGAGACTACTAGGTGTATCACTTACAGGTATCATGGATAACCCTGTGTTATCTAAGAACACTGACAGCAAGCGTTGGCTAGCTGAGATGAAGAAGGTGGCTATAGATACTAATGCAGAGTATGCTGATAAGCTAGGTGTACCTGTATCAGCCGCTATTACCTGTGTGAAGCCATCAGGTACTGTGTCACAGCTAACAGACACTGCCTCTGGTATTCATGCAAGGCATAGTGATTACTACATCCGTACTGTACGTGGTGATAACAAAGACCCACTAACACGGTTTATGCAGGACAGTGGTATACCTGCTGAACCTTGTGTAATGAAGCCTGACTCTACTACAGTGTTCAGCTTCCCTACTAAGTCACCTAGTGGTGCAGTCACACGTGATGATATGACAGCACTAGAACAGCTAGAGTTATGGAAGACATACGCTCTAAACTGGTGTGAGCATAAGCCATCAGTCACCATCACAGTACGTGACGAGGAGTGGATGGCAGTAGGTGCATGGGTATATGCTAACTTTGACATCTGCTCTGGTATCTCATTCCTACCACACAGTGACCACACATATGCACAAGCACCCTATCAGGATATAGATAAGGAAACATATGAGACACTCAAGAAACAGATGCCTAGCAAGATTGATTGGACAGCACTTTCACTCTATGAGAAGGAAGATACAACAACAGGTGGTCAAACTCTGGCGTGTACTGCTGGTGCATGTGAGTTAGTAGACATCTAAAGTTACAACATTAGCGAAAGTTTGCGTAAAATGAAACTATTAGGTAACGACTTTAACATAACGGATGGACTATTAAACCATCTACAACACTTGTATCCTAACAAACTTCCGCTTGAACAAGTGTCCCCTGAGGAATTAGCTTTCCTTAGGGGTCAACAGTCTATTATACAGAAGCTTGTAGGATTACAAAACCAAGATTATGAGGAAGATTAACATGGGTGGATTAATGGGAAGCCGCAGTCCTGCGCCACTACCGACACCTGCTCGTCCAGTTACAGCAGTAACGAAGACACCAGACATTGAGTTAGATGATACTGAACTTGAGTCAGAGCAGATTAGTAAGAAGCGTAAAGGTAAGAGAGCCTTACGTCAGGACATTACAAAAGATACAGCAACACAAGTAGCCAGTGAAGGTTCTGGCTTACAGATACCGAAGGGGTCTTAAGATGGGTGGAGGACGTAGACGCTCACCAGCACCACCACCGCCACCACCGCCAGCACCAGTTACCGCCACTACTAAGGGCAGTGACCGTGATGCTGACACAATGGTAGATATTGCAGAAGATGTAACTGGTTCATCTAAACTAGGACGTAGACGTAGAGGCAAACGTGCCTTAGTAGGTCAGTCCAAGTCTGCTGCACAAGTAGGTGGTGAAGGTTCATCAGGATTAAATATTCCGAAGGGATAATTAAATGGAAGAAGAAGTAGGTACAGTAGCTAAACGCTACAGTCAGCTTGAGAGTGAGCGTGATACGTTC